TTTCCGATAAAAACAACCCTACAACCTACAACCTACAACCTTTCACTCCTTCGGTACCTTCTTCACGTACTTCAGAGCCATAGAGAGTTCGTGTCCCATATTCTCTGCAGTCTTTTCCATCTCCGCAAGGGCAGGAACGTCCTTGTACTTATCCGTAAGAAAAATGTGTCTTAACATGCTGGTGCTAATGGGCTTCTCAAAGAATCCGTAAAGAAGATGAGTCAACTGCGTCTGGGAAATCTTATTGGACTGCTGGGTATTCATCAAGAGCCATTCGTGGGGGTTCAGCACCGCCCAGCGTTTGATAATCTTATGGAGCTTGGCGGGAATCTCTAACTTCTGCATACCATACTTCTTGGAGGTCTTGTACTGATTGAACACGAAGTACGGTTTACGCTTTTCGGTCTTCATGTAGTTGTCCTTGGTTTCGTCCGCACCCTTGAGCTTGAACTGGGTGTAGTCCAGCGAACGACGGGGTTCAATCAACAGCAGGCACGAAAGAAGAACATAGAGTTGTACGCGGGCAAACTCCTTCTTATCCAAAGTATCCTTCTTCATAATAGGAGCAACCTCTTTCTCAAGGGCATGGAACTTCCCCATCACTTCGGAGAGTGGAATATATCCCTCTTTCTGTCGTTCTGTCATTTCCTGCTTGCTGATTTGCTGGTCGTAATCTTTGCAGTCGTCCAGCATCTGTTTACGGAAGGCTTCCACTACCTTCTCCGACTGCTTGGCTTTCTCAATGAATACGATAAGAGCGGACAGACGGGTCTTACGGACATTACCAGCGACGTTCGCAAGATGCTCAATAATCTTCTTGTGATGCTCAATGACATCATCGGGTGTTTCAAGGGCCATTCCGAGTTGCTTGGCCAGATTCTTAAGAATGCTGGTGTAGGTGCGTAGGGAGCCTGCAGACAGATTGGGGCGGTTCGCAAGCAAGACTTTATCCATTCTACTACCTACCGGAGAGAATAAACGCGGATTTAATCGCAGTTTATAAAACTGTACCTAAAATAGCCCCGACACATAGTTTCCATGTCGTATTACGAACGAAACAGGGAGAAATGTATTGCCCGCCAGATGGAGTACCACAATAGAAACAGAGAACGCTACTTGGAATACATGAGGTCGTACAACCGGCTGTACTGGCTCATGAAGCGTCCCGAGCCGAAGCCAAAGAAAGTGAAACCGCCGAAAGAACCTAAAGCCCCAAAAGCTCCGAAACCTCCGAAAGTTCCAAAGGAGAAGAAGCCGTACAAGGAGCGTCCTCCTAAGGACCACGAATGGTTCGTTGTCCCCGAGTACGTTCCACCTACACGGATAGAGTATGGAAACTTCGTGTTGGAGTTTTAAAGGGCGTTCAACCGCTCTTCGGCCTTCTGGAAGAATGTATCGTCCTTCTCAATGCCGATGGCGTTGCGTCCTATGGAGTAGGCGGTAAAGACTGAATTGCCCGAGCCAAAGGTGGGGTCCAGAACCATTCCGCCGGCAGGGCAATAACGTTCAATGAGCCATTTGTAAAGGTCGTTGGGTTTCTGGGTGGGGTGCGAACCACTACTGTTGTTTTTACTAATATTAATAATGGACAAAGAACACCGTACACCATCACCCCCAATAGAGGCAACACGTTCACCACTACCATAACAATTTGTGGAATATGTTTTTTTCTGTCGTTTAGCATCGTTCCACATTTTCTTACCTGGAGCGTCTTCATCAATGCGATTGTAAAACGCTCCCGCTTTACTAAAGACATAAATCATTTCATGGGAACGCATCGGCATCTTATTCGCGGATAAGAAGGATACTCCGTGTTCCTTATTCCATACGAGGTCATAACGAAACTCCTTGGGGTTGCTGACGATAAGGTCTGCACCAAACTTGGTGGTACAGAAATGGATACATGGCGTGTTATCGTTCTTACGAATACGTTTGACTTGCTTCCAGAACTCTTCTAAATCAATCTTCACGTCCCACTGACAACCTTGCGTTGTAATATTTGACGATTGTTGTTGTCCATCTACAAAACGAGGTATGGGTTCTTTTCCACGGAATCTAGTGGCCAAGCACCCATACGGCAAGTCGCAGATAATGAGGTCAACGCTCTGTGCCGGAAGTTCTTTCATGACCTGCAGACAATCGCCGTGATATAAAGTGAGTTCTACCATCTACTCTCTTGTTAGGTTTATTAACGGCGTTTGACACGCATGACATATCTTCTTCTCAATCATGAGGAGGCACGCGTAATAATAACATAGGTGTGTACTATGACACCATTGGACGTATCGTCTGCAGAAGTTAGGTAGGTGGGAGAAGGTGGCGACGAAGTATTCTTGTTCGTTCATCTATTTTATATAACGGTTATAGAATGACTCAGCGTGAGAAAGATGTTGCCTATGCTGACTATAGAAAGGAGGTCAACAATTCTCAATATGAACTTCCACGATATGGTACTCCGGAATATGAAGCAATGGGGGTATGGGTAGCGAAACGTATAGAAGACCGAAGAAAACCTGAGTTTGAGAAACTTCAGAGAATGAAGAAGTCTGCAGAGGACTTTGTGGATAGAACGATGTATGGAATAAAAACAGTACCATCGCGTGTAGGGCAATTCAAGAAGAATCTATTTGCGAACATTGATTACTTTAAGAAGCTCATCGCGGATAGACAGCGTCCGGTTATGATAGAGGATATTGGCGTATTTGATGAGCCAAAACCCCAAGCACGGCCTGAACCAAAGGTCGTACCATGGACATTCAGGGGCGTAAAGTATTTTAAATACAACAATCATGTTTGGTTAGATGAAGATGGCGTAAAAGGAGATTATATGGGGCGGTATGATGGCCACAAGATTGACGCTTCGGAGGCGGAGCCCGAGTGGTAAAAGTTTCAGTTAACGTGCTTCGCGAATGTGCCGTGAATTACGGGAGAAGCCGAAAACCCTCCGTAATAGAGAATGGGTGATTTATTCTGACAAAGGGGGGTATATGGGGCATTTGACGCAAACCAAAAGTTTGATAGTTTACGTTATAAACTGCGAAATAGATGTAAAAGTACCCAATTTATACAGTAAACAATACTTAAAACCGGTTATATATTTAGATTCTTATATAAATCAGGCACTTTTACATATAAGTTGGTGGTTTATAAATAAAAGAAACAAAGTTTGGGTTTAATCGCACGGCATCATGTGGTTTTTTTCTTCTCTCTCATTATAACCCATGGATATCGGTCGCCCCTACGCACCGCTACCTGCAGTCATTGCAGCTGTCCAAGCTCCGCAAGAAGTGAAGGAAGAGAAAGAGGAAGTTCCGAAGAGCAAGATTCTTATCGTACACTCTAAAGATGTATCCTCCGAGGAGCTTGCTCTATTCAAGTTCCACGGTCGCTACCTGAAGTGGGACGACCGTTTCATGAACATTGAACTTGAGAAGTTGCCTCCGCACGATTATTTGTTCTTAGATATGAGAGAGAAGAATGCACGTTATGCCCTTGGTGCGGTCAATCACTTGGAGTATAGCGTGGTATGCTATGTCCCGTGGTATCACAAGGGAGAGAAGTTCATTGACCAGCTATCTGCTATCGCAACAACTAAGTTCCCTCTCCGTGCGGTTAGCAAAGAGGATTTTGACAGGCAGTTATTAAATGAGAAACTGCAGTCGCCATCATTAGCCCGCACTTTTTTCGGGTGGCTGGTTCCGTGTTTACGAGCATAGGGAGGTGGATATGGAACTCTTTGGTAGACTACATCAAGGGCGTGATGCTTACCGAAATACTTACGGCCTTACAAATCACTCTACCTCCTATCGTCTTTAGTGCTATCATCTGGCTTTAGTCAAACACCAAGACAAAGTTGCCCCGCTCAATCGTCATCACCCTAGAGCCCGGAGCCTTTGCCGATTTAGATTTCCGAGTACGCTTTGGTTTCTCCTTAGGTTTCTCCTTGGGCTTCTCTTCCTTGTGTTCTTCTGATTCCATTATTTATAGGGGCAGAGAATATATAACATATACTCTCCGCACATATGGACTTCGGCGAAATCATTGGGGCCATCATTCTTTATCTTCATCTTATGTACATTATGCTTCACATTTAAAACACGCTACCACCACGAGCCATCTTACGTTGCGACACGGGAATGGTTTGCTGTTCACCCGACGCGGAATACGTTAGCATCTCTTTCTCTGGTCTGCGTCCCGGGCCCGCACCACTTACACGACGACCAATGGGTTCCTCTTCCTTCTCATCAAACATCTCTTCTGCAGGGGCCGAAGGGCGAGCCTGGAATATATCCGCCGAAGCCGGCATTAGAATACTACGCAACGATGGAACTGCCTTTTGAACATCAGGTACCGCCCGCATAGACTGCTGGAACACAGGGACCTGTTGGGCTGCAGGGTCCTCTCCTTGAAACGGCGTTTCCTGGACAAACGAATAATTCACGCGACGGTTCGCAAACATATCCTTGCCTGGTGTCATTCGCTTGCTGGGTGCCGTCTTGGGTGTAATGCCCGATGGGTTCGTTGGAACAAGAAGGTCGTCTTTCTTGTTCGCATTGTATTCGGAGCCACCACCCACCTTGACCACGCTGTCATACATGGGGGCAACCGACGCAGGGTAGATACCATAGGAGCTTTGTTTGAGAACCAGGGGTTCCGACGCATAGCGGGCACCTACACCCTGGAGCAAACGGAAATCGCCCACCTGTTGCTGAGGGGCACGACCCTTCATGAGCTGGACCGTATCGCCTACATGGACTTTGACGTTTACCGACTGTTTCATCGTTGGCTTCGCGGGCTTCTTGCTCTTACGCTTCTTGCCCCCACGCTTCATCATCTCAGGACTGCTGGAGCGACTCATTATATCAGTATAGAAGATTATTCTTTACAGCGATACTCAATCGGGTCAAAGCGTCGGAAGTACCGGATAGGCTGTGCATACATATTGATGTGTAGGAAGCTATACGCTTCCGCGGTGGCGAACTCATAGAGCCTCATGAGTTTCTCTTCGTTCGTCCCTATCTCCTTTACGAACGAATCCAGTTCGGCCTTGTTTTCGGTGTGAAAGAAGGAGATACAATCCAAGTTGGAACGGATTAAGGTAGGCAAGTATGTGTTCCATTTTTGCAGGAGATAGATATTAGTCAGTAGCATATGCCGATTTTGTGTTGCAAGTTTCGTAATGAGATTCGCCTGCTTGGATTTAATCATGTGAATACAGTCGTCGTAGATGATACAGTAGTTCGGTTTACCCCTCTTATTTTTCTTCTTGTGTCGCTCCGTATACGCTTCCGTTTTCGCAATGATGTCCTCTAGGACTTCGTTGTTGAGGGTGTCGTAGTACTGGTCGCCGATGTCCTCAATGAGGGGACGCATCTTATCGTCATTGGGTGCAGTCGGACTAATGACAAAGATAAGGTCAAAATGTTTGTACCAGGGACTCTCCTTCTTCATAATGAGATTTAGTAGCAGGGTCGTTTTACCACCACCCTTCCGAGCTATCAACGCGTAGTTGCAGGGTTTCATCGGTAAGGGTATACTTGTGTCCGTACACTTTTGGTTGTCAAACGGTGCAAGGGCTTTCGTTAATTCACTGGAATGAACTTCCATCTTTATAATATAGGCGATTAAAATCCGCCACGGCCTCTGACACGGCGTTGCTGGCCAATCATGCCTCCTCTCTTCGCAACGGCTTCTTCCACTAGATTCGTTGTATCACGGGCAATGTCCGTGAGCTTGACCCCTAGCCACTTACTTACATTAGGCATTTCCTCAATGAGCGTCTTAAGGTCCTGCTTAATCCAGGCACGACCCTCTGCATCAAGAAACCCGCTGGCCTGTGCTAATTCCATAACAAACGTCTGACAGTTGCTGTTCAAGAAGTCATAGGTATAGAACGCCTTACCCATCTTCTTGCGACCCTTCTCTAGCAACTCCGCAATGTTAATCTTACCCTTCTGGTCGCCCATATCCAGGTCATAGGTTTCGGCCTTACCGCCCTGCGTCGCGTACCCTGGCTCTTCGCGTGCTTCCAGCTTTTCCAGCTTCTCAATGACGTACTTGTTATTGATAAGTAAACCCGTATGGAACACTTCATCAAACCCCGCCTTCTGCTTGAGTTCGTTCCACTTGCCTGCAGTAATGAGTTGTACGGCAACGACACCAGGCGTACCGACAGGAGCACGGACCATCTTGATATCCGTAATGGGTTCACGACCGTACTTCTTGACAAAACGTCGGAAGCGTTTGGGGAGATGCTCATCGGAGGTCAGGGCCGACCAGAGTTGCTGGAACCAGGCCGACCAGGATTCGTCCTCTACCTCTTCCAGAATCGTACCGCCTTTCTTCTTCATCTTTGCCATACCGCCCCTAGCCTTGGCCCAGTGTGGGGGATTGTGCTGGTTCTCATACATCTGACGCATCTCATCGTCTATCTTTTGCCCCATCGTCCGTGTATCGTACATGCGATAACCCGCTGGAATCATTATACCCTGTGCTTAGAAATAAAGATTCTTGTATCCGTAGTAGATAGATATGTCGCTGGACGGAACAGGAAACACGTTTATTCCATTCACCATCTCCGGTTTAACGGATATTACAGCCTCTAATAGCAACCTTGGTAATGCGACTGCAACCACACTTAACATCACTTCCGCGACACCAAACAAGATTGCCCGCTTTGACGCGAACCAATATCTAGTGAGTGCGTCGGTAGATGTTTCGGACTTGGTCCCTTACAGTGGTGCAACAACCACAGTTAACCTTGGAAGTCAGAATATTACCACAACACGTGTTCCTGTTGCGGGTTCGGACCTTACGAACAAAACCTATGTAGATACTGCCATCGCTGGTGTTAGTATTCTTCCACTCAACAATACCTTTACTGGTACCAATACGTTTAATAACAGCGTCATCACCAATACGACATTGACCACCAATACAACCACGGTTAGCAATACATTAACCGTTGCGAATACTGCAAACGCCAGTCTTTCTAACCTGGTACGAACGGAACTCAACAACGTGTTGGCTGGGTACACGCCTGCAACCATTACCGTTGGAAATGACTTTGGAGCCATTACCAATGCGGGTGGTGTATATCAAGCTACCAGTACAAATGTATATGCCTCTCTCGTTCTTGGAACACTAACAGCTGGTGAAAAATATAGCGTATCTCTTTCTCTCAAATCAGTAGATGTTAATAATAATACGAATCTTTCTCTATATGGTTCCACTACCCCTAATATAACAGGGAGCACCGGTCAAATCGCTGGATTCTCTATTCCACCCAATACCACTGGATTTACTGTCTTTACCAATACGATTACCTTTCCTGTGGGTTCTACGTATCTGCTTCTTGTATATTATAGTCAAAAACCAGGAGGAATTGATACGCTCTATTGGAATGCGTTTTCCATGACAGGCATGGGGTCGGTCGTGAAGAACCTCATCACTCCCACCACCGCATTAGATGGTGCGAACAAGAGCTATGTAGATGGTGCGATTTCAGCAGCTAATCTTTTACCACTTAACAATACCTGGACGGGAACCAATGCTTTTAACAATACGCTAAGTGCATTCAATAATCAATTCTCAGTCGTATCAACTGATGTAGGATACACGGGAGCTTCTTTTACAGCCAGTACTGGTATTGCGTCTATTACTTATTCTGCTCCTACTTACACGGCGAACTCCTCTGCTTCCGTTCAGGGCATTCTCAATCTTCCTGCATTATCTTCTGTGTATGTTAATAATCCTTGTGTTGCAGTATTTACCAATCTTTCTTTTCCACTTTTTGCAGTAGCACCCTATCCTTATTTTACTCTCACATCAGGAACAACGGTTGTCTATACCAGTGCAGTGAATCCTTCTGGAACGATTACTATGTCTTTTACGCCACCCTCAGCAACGTTGTTTATTACAATCTACTTCAAAACACCACCTACTGGTGTATCTGCTCCTGTATTCTCATGGAACACTTTTATAATGAGTTCTTATACAGCAACTGTACCAAAGCTGGTGGCAAATGGTAAAGTTGGCATTGGTATAACAAATCCAGTAGCAAACTTTCAGGTCATTGGAACAGGCAATATTTGCGGTGGTACAAACTATGCGAACCTCAATAATTATATGCAAACAGGCTCATTAACCATTGGCGACCCTACAAAAAACTATGGTGGCAGTACTGCTTTATGGACGAGCAATACAGCGGGTTTATTAATGGAATGTTTAGATAATACCGAGATTGCAGTACATGATGCTGGAATACGAGTTGCCTCTATGATGCGTTATAATGCTAATACCTTTACGATAGGACGAGATATGGGCTGGGGTATCGCTAATACTGCGATAGCTGGAACTCTTGATACGGCTGGTAATATTACGATGGCAAGTGGAACATTTCGTAAAAACTCATCAGCAAATGCAAACAATTGGGCTTCAATACAAGAAGGTGGTGCGGCTAATTCGCCATACATGGAGTTTTACTATGGTAGTCTTAGACGAGGCTACATTGGAAACGCAACAGCATCAGAACTTAATCTTGTTGCTGAAAACAATTGCGATTTGAATGTTTATACAGGAGGCGGACTTCGTATGATAATAAAAAATAGTGGTCTTACTGGATTTGGAAGAGACCCAAGCTATACAGTAGATATTAATGGTAATCAGCGTGTATATAATGGACTAAATGCTAATGATTCTATGACTGTCTATGGGCCAAATGCTTCATGGGGTGCGTATCTTATCGTTGGGGCAGGAACAGACCGCTCAGGAGGGGCAACCGCTCAGGTGATTTCAACCAATGGAAACCTTCACTTAGACGCTGGTAATAGTAATGATATGTATTATGGATACTATCCAAATAGTCGTGGAACGCCAAATACTCATCAGTTTTATGGAAGCACGATTGTCTTTAATTCAGGATTACCACAACAAGATATTACCTATGCCTGGCCTGTCGTTATGAATGGTAGTAGATTATATCGTAGTCAAGCCATTCAAAAAAGGCAGTACCAGAATAACAGTATCGGGTGGGGCGGAGGAGTCAATACAACCTACGCATTTTATAGGTATAATGGCTATACATCAGTAAGAATATCAGGTAAATTATCCTATTATGTTAGCGGTGCTACAAGAGCCTATCCAGTTCTTCGTACTTATTCTCAAAGTTATGGTACATTCACTTACTGGTCGTTAGAGGCCTTTACAAATGTTGGTTCAAATCATACTACCTTTCCAATTGATATTGTGTTAGGTGGTGGTGCCGACCTTTCTTATCAAACGGGGTGGTTTGATATTTATGTCTATAACAATGGAAACTGTAATACCGATACGAACGACCAGCTATGGATTAATGTAGAGGTTTTACCGTCAAGTGATTTTTAATCTAAAAAAAATCTTGTATCATAAATAAAGATGACATTTGTAGGCTCGTTCCAGATTGACCCAAAGGATTATCCTTTCAAGAAGTTCATTGACGAACAGAAGGATTTAGACTGCGACGAACATCGCCATAAAATCAAAACGGTCATTCATATCATTGATAAAGATTGTAAGGGAGAAGAGCATATCTATTGCGATAAGTCGCAACGGAACGCAGAGGGAAAGTTCCGCCGTCCGAAGAAGCTGATAGAAGCAGAACAGCGTGGGTTCAAGTCGGTTGCCGAGATGGTGGAGGCGGATAAGAAGGCCGAAGAGGATAAGAAGGTACAAGAATCCGCGGACCTCAAGAAACAAGTCGCGGACCTTACGGCACTGGTCCAGCAACTTCTCAAAAAGTAAAAAATTGAATGTGTACCGAGCCTAAATAAATACTGACAAGTATGATTAGAATGACCCTGCACATAGAAGACTCTGAAAACTCACAGGTCCAGATACTGGACGATGGTACCACAATTGCCGATATTATGAGTGCCCTTCACTGGGTCAAGAAGGAGAAGGCCCGTCAAATTAACAAGTATCAACGCTACTACAAGCCAATTCGCGACAAGAAGCGAGAGGAGATTCTGCAGGCTCTCCCGCCCCCTCCGGCCGAAGATAAACCAAAGCGAGGGCGAGGTCGCCCCAGGAAGTATCCGGCAGACACCCCGAAGTTCTAAAACCGTAAAAATTGAGGGCTGGTTATTTTTTCTGTGCGGTTAAAGCCTAAAGAATATTCTCTCTGTCTATATTAGAAGACATGGAGTTTATTGAACGTCATGACCTGAAGAAGATTCACTACCTACGCTCCCTGCCCTATTCACAACTCAAGAACCATCTAGGGAAGACCAAGAACGAAGAAGAACGCAAGAAGAAGTATGAGAATATCCAGAGATTCTGTCAAGCCGTTATTAAGGGTCGCGGACATATGATTCGTGCCTATGCCTATTCGTTGGCGACGAACACCGAAACGGGTGGACGGCTCTATTGTGGCCTATCGGTGCAGGGCCTTCCCAAAGCCATTCGCGGATTCCTCATGAGTCATACCACGGACATTGATATGAAGAACGCCCACCCTACTATTCTCTACTATCTCTGTCGTCAACATCGCATTGCGTGTCCCAATCTGGAGTACTACGTCCGTCATCGTGATGAGATTCTAGCCCTGTTCTCTGACCGCGACACTGCCAAAGAACTCTTCAACTCCGCAGTTAATAATGATAAGAAAAACTACAAAGAGAAAAGCGACTTCTTCCGTAAGTTTGATTCCGAAACCAAGACTATTCAACAGCACCTTACCCAGCTGGAGCTATATCAAGAGATTCGCGTATCGGTGCCTGATGAGAACAAGATTCGCAACTGGGACGGTTCCACCATCAATCGTATCCTGTGTTTATACGAGAACCGAATCCTTCAGGTGGCTCTATCCGTCTGCAATCGTTTGAACATTGATATCGCGTCCCCCATGTTTGATGGTATGATGACCTATGGTGAACATGGCTCTGACTTGCTTCATATGATTACGGAAGAGGTAGAACTGGCGTTTCCTGGATTGGATATGGTCTGGGACATTAAACCCCATAAAAACGAGATTCATATGCCCGATGACTACGAAATCTCCGAAGTCAGCCTGGAAGGCCAGAAAGTCGCCCAAAATGACGAAGAGGCCTGTTTGATTATCTACAATGAACTCAAAACCTCCCTTATTTACTCAAAGGGGACATTCTACTACAAGAAGGACAACGTATGGATACACTCTGAGGATACGATTCGTTCGGAGATACGCTATTATGTTCTTCATTCTAAGATTCGCAAGATGAATGATAAACACGAACTGGTAGACTACTCACAGAACGTTAAGAATGCTTCTAACATTACGACTGCAGTCATGGATAT